AGACTGGCTTTTGGCCGCCGAACATAGAATTTTTGAGCGCTGACCTGAACACTTGCATTAGTATTATGAACAAAGCAAGGCAGCAACGATGACAGCGACAGTTAACACAGAACTTGTGGGTATCCGAGAGGCTGTGGCTGCGCTGAACAAAATTGAGCCTGGGCTACGCAAACAATTTGCCGCAGAACTCAATCAGATAGCCGCGCCGGCAATACAGGCCGCCCAGCAGCGTTACTCGACTTTAGGCGTGCCGTTGTCTGGCATGTCTAAGTCTTGGTCTAACAATGGTCGCAAACTGTTCCCATATGACCCTGTAAAGGCCGCTAAGGGCGTCAAAGTCAAATTGGATACAAGACGCAACAACGACGGCGTAATCATCATACAGCAGACCGACGCAGCCACTGGCATATTTGAGACCGCAGGCCGACGCACTAGCAACAACCTTGCAACCAATTTGGGCAACACGCCAGCGCATGGCCGCACCCGCATTTTTGGGCCAGCCGTTTACAGCCAGATACGCGCTATCACAACAGAAATTGAGCGCGCAGCGTTGCGCGTCATTAACCGTGTTAACAGGGACTTCAAATGATTTCCATCCCCATTATCAGCAGCTTTGATGACAAGGGCATAAAAAGTGCTGTGCGCGAATTTAAGCAGCTGGAGACCGTAGGGCAAAAAGCCCAATTTGCTATTAAAAAGGCTGCTGTACCCGCCGCAGCAGCATTAGGCGCTGTGACTGCCGTTATTGGCGACAGTGTGAAAGCAGCGATAGAAGACCAGGCGGCACAGGCTGGCCTTGCTCGACAAATTAAGGCAAGCACTGGCGCCACTGATGCACAAGTGCAATCTGTTGAGTCCTACATTTCTAGCCTGGCTAAAAGCGCGGCTATCTCGGATGATGAGGCGCGGCCAGCGTTTCAGAAGTTAGTCGTTGCCACCAAAGACGTTACAAAAGCAACAGAGTTAATGAACTTGGCCACTGACGTAGCCGCGGCGACAGGTAAGCCGCTGGTCGATGTCAGCGAGGCATTGTCAAAAGGCTATGCGGGAAATATGAAAGCGTTAGGCGCGCTTAGCCCAGAGATCAAAGCAATGATTAAAGACGGCGCCAGCCTTGCCGATGTGCAAAAAGTGTTAGAGGCAAACTTTGGTGGTGCCGGCGAGGCCGCAGCAAACACAGCTGCAGGCGGCATGAAAAAACTGGGCATTGCTTTTGGCGAAACCAAAGAGTCAATAGGGCAAGCCTTTTTGCCGATCATGGAAAAACTGCTTCCCGTGGTGCAAAAGTTTTCAGACTGGGCAGAAAAAAACCCAGAGCTACTTGCAGCTGTAATTGCCGGCATGGGCATTTTGGCTGCCTCAATTCTTGCCGTTAACGCAGCAATGATGCTGAACCCTGCTGTTGCTATTACTGCTGGCATTATTGCGTTAGGCGTTGCCATTGTTGCGGCCTACAAAAAATTTGAGGGCTTTAGAGACGTTGTTCGCACAGTTGTAAACGCTATTGCTGGCTATTTTGAGTTTATGATTAACGGTTGGATTAAAGCCATAAACCTAGTTATTTACGGCATCAACCTGTTAAAGCCAGGCAAAGACATAAAAATGTTGCAAGAAATAACTATAGGCCGCATGGCTGAACCAGTTGAGCCAAGCGACCCAGGCCGCAACGGCAGCGCAAACATTGCTGAAAGAAACAACAACGTAAACATAAACGTTTACGGCGGCGACCCTAACCAAGTAGTCGAGGCATTGCGCTCATACATGCGCCAAAACGGCAGCGTGCCAATCAAGGTCAGCAACATTTTCTAATGGCAATAGTCCAATACCAAGTAGAGGTTGGCGCGACTTACGCAACGCTTACAACTGTTGTTGCCAACGTGCAAAACGTGTCTTTGACCTATGGCAGGCAAAAGCCCTTAGACGCTTACAGCGCCAACACAGGCAACGTGGTTTTGCGTTACCCGACCGGATACACAACCCCCAATGCTCTATTTGTCACAGGCACTTGGCTGCGGATATCCGTAAGACTTGGCACGTCTGGCACATACCGTCAACTCTTTGTTGGTCGCATAACTGACGCGATGGTGCAGTACGGAATCCCCTACTCTGGCGGCGTCGGCAACGCAGACTTTGTTACTTTGAGCTGCGAGGGAAACTTTGCGGCCTTTGGTCGAGTGCAAGGCAACAGTTACGCAATGACCGCCGGCACTTTGAGCGCGCAGGCAGGTCAGTGCGCAACACAAACAGGCCTGAATATCAGCACCACTAGCGCCTTTGGTGGCACTCAGGCATTTCCAGCCACAACGATTAGTGGCACTTGGGGCGACTGGGTAAACAGGGCCGTACTAACAATGAACGGCAAACTTATCGACATTAGCGACGGCATTTTGATGGTAAACGCATACCGCAAAATTGCTGGTTTTTACGGCAATTTCAGCGACACCACAAATGACGCCAGCAACCATATTTTTGAGCAAATATCGTTTAGCAGCTTGGCAGACAGTTTTTACACACAGGTAACTGTTGACCCTGAGTCTTTTCCTGAAGCCACAGTGTCGACAGGCTCAGCGCCTTTTCGCACCTATCTGGTCAACACGTTTAGCGCGTCGACAAGTCAGGCAACAGACTTTGCTAATTACCTGCTGTCTACTTACAAGACCGCAACGCAACGCATTTTAAGCGTGACCTGCAACCTGAGCGCGCAAAACGGCGACATACCGTCTTATGGCATGGATCAGATCGGCTCAACTGTGACCGTGACGTTTCGAGGCACCGTGTTTAACTGTCTGCTAGAGGGCGCAACGTTTAGCGGCAACCCGTCACTGGCCAGCGCCACGTTTTATCTGAGCGCGCAAGACCTGAACAACTATCTGACACTTGACGATGCCGTTTATGGCAAACTTGACTTTAACAAATTGGGGTACTAAATATGGCAATTTCTCCTAACACAACGTTTACAACTGGGCAAGTTATGACCAGCGCAAACGCTAATGCTTACGGTTTTGCTGCAATGGCTCTAGCTACGTCGACCACAGGTAGCCAAGCAGGCGTAACTACAGCCGTTGACATAACCGGCATGAGCGTGACTTTTACGGCTATTGCAAACAGAAACTACAAGGTTAGTTATCATATTTATGCAGTTCCAACAGTTACCAACGCTTGTTTTACCGTTAACTTGCAACAAGGCGCAACAGTTAAACAAATAAGCATTGCTAACGGTGGCGTTGCAACAGTCGGCTCAACATTAAATGGGCTTTTTGTAGGCACGTTTTCTGCTGGCTCAGTTACCTTAAAATTGACTGGAGCGCTCACCGCAGGTTCGACAGGTTCATTTACTTTTGCACCTGCTGCCACTTTGCCGTACACATTGTTAGTAGAGGACATAGGCCCAGCATGATCTACAACTTGCACACACACAACAAAAACTATGCAGAAGTAATGCGCGCAGTAAGAGACCAACTACTTGCACAGTCAGACTGGGCAATGGCACCAGACGCGCCAACCGACAAAACCGCATGGGCGACATACCGCCAGGCTTTGCGCGATTTCCCTGCAAGGTGGGAAGTGGCTGAAACTGCAGATTTCCCAGAGGCCCCAGCATGATTTGGCGGGCTAGTTTTGTGGCGTTTTTGCTGGCGTCAATACTTATTGCTTGCGGAGACCGTGAGCGCGTTAACTGCCCAGAGGTACGCACCAAAAACAAGGCGTTGCGCGCTCAAACGACAATAACTGTTGACACCGCCAGCCTTGGCAGCTCTCGAATATTGGCAGACAAATGCCTTTGATTCCGCCACCGCGCCGCCCTGAAAGAATGACCAGCGAGCAAATAAAAGCCCGCCTAATTTTTGTTGTGGCTTGCGCGCTGTCACTCACTTTTGTTGTTGCCACCATGTCTCTTATATACGGCCTGTTGTTTGTGACGCAGCCGCTGGACGTCAGCGACAATGACAAAAGCGCATGGGCGACACTGCAACCATTGTTGCTGTTCCTGACTGGCTCGCTTGCTGGCCTGCTTAGCGCAAACGGCTTAAAAGATAAACCGAAAGACAAAACCGATGAATAACGACGACAAAAAAGGCCTATTAAAAATTGTGCGCCAAGCAGCTGCGAACCTTTTGCATCGTATTGCTGACATTATTAACAAGCCATGAAGTACACAGGCACGACCGACGGCGCAGCTACAGGCAAACGTGCCGGCACAGAAAAGTTCGTCGACATAATGACAAACAAAGGTTTCACTAACCTTGGCACCTGGGCCGTCAGAAACATGCGCGGCTCAGACCGCTTGTCAGTACATGCCACAGGTCGAGCAGCCGATATTGGTTACAAAGACAAAGCCACAGCTGCGCTCTGGGCAAACTGGCTAGTAGCCAATTACAAAGTTTTAGGTATTGAAGAAGTGCACGACTACGCTGGCACGACCAAAAAAGGCTGTGAAAAATGGGGCCGTGGCTGGCGCTGTAATCGTGATGGTAAGCCAGGCTGGAAAGACTGGACAGAATCCGCAAACGGCGGCTCTGGTGGTGGTTTGTGGTTACATGTGGAACTCACGCCAGCAATGGCAGATAACCCTCAAGCCTTTGTTGAGGCTTGGAAAAGCGTGCCCAGACCTGCATAGTGCCCAAAACGGCTGACTTTTTGCTAGGGTTTTCTAACCGGCAGAAAAGAGGTTTTATGTTTAGAGGCATTTATTAGGCGTTTTGTCGTGGCATTCATGGTTGCCACGCTCACATTCCCAGCAGGCCCAGCGCACAGCGCAACCCCCCCAGTTAGAGCCTGCCCGCAATACCATGCTGCAATGCGCAAGGTAGGGCTACCGCCCGAAATCTTCAGCGCCATCATGTATCGAGAATCCCGCTGCGACCCAAAAGCACTCGGC